TATTGATGGTATGGAAGTAAAAGGTTTAAAAGAAACAAAAGCAATGGGATTATTGGAAAGTGGAAAAAGAAAAAGAAAGTTAAATAAATAGCCCGACTTTCACAAGCCGGGCATACGTATTGCTAAAAATATGCCACACCTGGCGCATGATCGATTGAATTGCATGACAAATATACTTATTAATAATTAAATAAAAAAATGAAAGAGAAAGCAATTCATCAAGTTACTTCCAGTGTGTTTGCCCCAATCGCTGGTAGTTTTGTAATAGACAGCTTACAATTGATGGTTCCTTGGCTTATCGCTATGTTTTGTGTAATCATTTGTGATTTGGTGACGGGAGTAAGAAAAAGTCTATTGTTGAAGGAACACGTGAGGTTAAGTCGTGCATGGAGAGCAACTATGGGGAAAATGGTCACCTACTTTTCATTTGTAGTCATGGTGGTCATGGTCAACAAGGCGGCAGGCGACAATCTTCACATTGACACTTATGCCTGCTTGTTCGTATGTTTTATTGAGGGGTGCTCAATCATAAGCAATATACTGAAACCTAAAGGATATAACATAAATCTTGCTGCTGCTATTGCCTTGTTTAGCAAGAAAGTATTCAGTGTAGACAAGGAGGATGTTAAAGACGTAATAAATAAGGAAAAGAATGAATAAGATCGATTCTATTATCATCCATTGCTCGGCTACAAAAGCCGGGCAGGATTTGAGAGCGAAAGACATTGACCGGATGCACCGGCAAAGGGGATTCGCTCAGATAGGTTATAACTTTGTGATTGACCTTGACGGTACTGTGGAGAATGGACGTCCATTGTCTATAGATGGTGCTCATTGTAATACGAAAGGTTTTTCCGGAGTGTCATACAATAAACACAGTATTGGTATCTGCTACATTGGTGGTCTTGATGTAAACGGACGTCCGGCAGATACTCGGACGAAAGCGCAGAAGAACGCCCTTCGTGACCTTGTAGCAAAACTATGCAAGGAATATGATATAGTCGAACTATTGGGCCACCGGGATACATCTCCCGACCTTGATGGCAGTGGGGAGGTTGAGCTGGCAGAGTATATAAAGGCCTGTCCGTGCTTCGATGTCAGAAGTGAGTTTTCCAACTTTCTTCGTAATACAATTATCCGGCCATGAAACGACTAATTTACATTATAACTTTTATCCTGATGTCGGGAACATGGTTATCATCTTGCCGAAGCATTCAATATGTTCCTGTAGACACCATAAAGACAGAATACAAATATATAGACCGCATACAGCATGACAGCATCTATCAGAAAGATTCTGTTATGTATTATGTAAAAGGCGATACGGTATTTGTTGATAAATACAAGTATCTGTACAAGTACCTTTTCATTAATAAGGTCGATTCATTCGTGAAGGTTGACTCCATACAAGTTCCTTATCCTGTTGAGAAGCAGCTAACCAGATGGCAATCATTGAAGATGGATATTGGGGGAATCGCACTGACTGTGGTTGCAATAATCGTAATAATTGCATTAGGTAAAATGATATATAAACTAAAGAAAGGAGGGTAAATATGAAGTAGGTATCCGTTTCCCCGGTGGTAGAAGGCTGGGATAGGAATAAGCTTATCAACAAACGTTTTCTTTTTGGGGGTTAGAAATAAAAGAAAGCCCCACAACCCGTCACACGACTTCCAATCAAAACGGGCAAACATCGCGAAGCAACTGTTAGGAGGCTTTCCAAAGTCTATAACGGTATTTGCGATGTTTTTGTTTTTATAACCAATATGTTTTACAGCATGATTATAGCAATAAGGGAATTTTCCCAGACAGTGATCGGGTGTGTATGCAGATATACGGGATTCAGTGAATCAGAAGTGCTGGTATCCAATAAGGAGGAATGTGTGGATGCCAGATATATATTTATCCACATTCTTTCCCAATGGCTTACTGACAGTCAGATATCTTCTGCCACAGGATTAAGCCGTACATGTGCCAATAAGATACGAAACGGCTTTGACTGCAAATATAAATTGAAGTTTTCAATACGACTCGCCCTTCAAGATATCATGTCCGATTTGGAGCAAGACGACATGTTTAAAAGATATATCCTTTAGCCACGTACTTGACACGAACTTTTCCTTCTGACACGCACTTATAGCGAGGTTTGCATTGCGGTTGATTTTGACCGTAATTCCTAATTTTCAAGTTATGGAAGCAGAAGTAAAAGAAGTAATTAAGGAAAAAGAGTACGTTCATGGTGATCATGATTATTATGATTATGACCGTGACAGAGACCGTTTCGCGTCCAAAGGCGTAGCTGGTGCCGGTTTAGGTCTGGGTATCGCCGGAACAGCACTCGGCCTATGGGCATTGTCCCGTAGAGGTGGGTTTGGTTTTGGCGGAGGTATGCCTGAAAACGTAAACATTAACACGGTAAGCGATGCTATTGCGGGCCGTTCCAGTGGTGCGCCCACTGCATTTATGGCATGGGAGAAAGGTTGTGAGGAAGCTCTCGCATTGACAAATGCAATGTGGGGTCTGAAAGTCAATACACAAGAGCAGATGTATGCTCACCGTGATGTTGATATCAACGAAAAGTTCCAATTGTGGAAGTCGCAGGTTGATGCTGATTTCAGTCTGTACCAATCACAAGTGAATGGAGATTTTGGACTTTACAAATCACAACGTGATCTTTACGATGTATTGAACGAACGCTACAGTGCTAAATTCAATGATCTGGATAAAAAAGTAGCCGTATTGGAAGCTACCCGCCCGTATCAGGACAAACTTATCCAATGTGAGATTGACAGAGCATTTACCGCGTCTATCAATTACACCGACCGTAAGACATGCCGCGCCATTTACGGTGTTGTTGGATTGCCATCGACTCCTACAGTCACGGTATTGGAGGGTGCAAACCCTTTCGGATGCAATTGCCCCGGAACAGTCGCATCAACTCCGACAGCTTAACCGTTGTAAAGAGTACAAAAAAGCGCACAAAAAAGCGTTAGTGGTAAAGCCCCTTCGGGGGCGATACCACTTCCATTATGTATAACCACTAACAATAGAATATATGAATTTTGGAGATCCTCTTTTACAGCAGAGAACTTTTACCCTTCCTGAACTTGAAAAGGAGCAGGAGGTCATGCAGCAAAAGATTGCTGACATGAAGAAAAGTTACCAACAGCCTTCACAACCGCTAACCCCGGTATGGGATGAAATCGACCGGATAACTTCATCATTGAGTGACAAGGAATTTGATTTTCTTCAGAACAATCAAGAATTTCAAGAAAGCAGCATTGCGATACAGCAGATACTTCAACGTGAATACATGCGTATCATGCGGCCCATTGTAGAAAATAACACCAAAGACGGGAAGGATGCCCTTGACAAGCATCTTACTCTCTTAAAGCGCATACAGAAGACAGCTAAGGACGAAGCTAATAAGAAGGAGGCGCTGATGAATGAATACATCATGCAATACTCGCATCTGACATGGCAGGAATTTATTGACATGAAGAACGGCAAGCAGCCGGCTAAATCACCTAAAAAATAAACGATATGGATGTAAAAGACAACATAACGGGTCTTAAGGATAAAATGATAGACTCGCTGGAAGTATGGGCGGATAACCGGATTGACGACTTTGTTTCACAAAATCCGAATTTGAAAGTAGCTTCCGTATATATGAAGCGTGGAGCAAAGAACTATCTGGCAAGGGAGCGTGGAAAGATAGGAGACATGATAGATAGCGCGTCTCTTTTTATCTGTGACGAGGAAGGTAACATTGATGCGGACATGCTGTTCAAGGACATGATGACAATGTTCAGGGATATGGATGAGACTCCTTTTGGAAAGGGATTCATTAAAGGAACGATAGGAAAGGGAGTAATCCGTTTGAAATTGCCGGAGAATCCAATATTCAATCTTATGTTCGGTAATACAGGGGCAATAAAGATTACCGAAGCTGATTTTATGGAGTTGAAAGAATTATTTAATGCATAAGTTATATGGACTACAAGAAGATGATAACCGCAGCAAAAAATGCGGGC